AAATCCATTGGTAACCTCATTTAGCCAGTAGTCTCCTATCTGTACATCAGTCTTTATCTCAGCAAGTGAGCCTACATACACGGGTAATGGGTAATATTTGAAGTTTGGACGGTAGTCTGTGTGGTATATTACACCTCTTTTTTGGTTCGGGTCTGTTGGTCTATACTTTTGAAGGTGCTTTATGTCAGGCCTTGAGTTCCTTACTCCCTTTTCTGTAATCCAATCGTCAGAATATTGCAAGCTTCCATCTAGTCCTAGTCGTATATTAGCAAAATCTAGGTGGTGGTATTGGTTTCCTGCCGTGGTTCTTATTACTTCAATAGCATAACCGTTAAAAAGTTCGTAATCTAAGCATAACCGCTTCATTAAACTAGTCCAATCCTCATCTATATTGGCAGAACTTAGCCATTTTTTAGCTGCTAGGTCATCACTATCAAGTCCATTCCCTACAATATAGCCTACTTTCCCATTAATTATAGCGTTGTGAGTAGAACTATCGTTGTATAAATCTATGAGTTCAAAGGGATATAGGTTATCCGCACCAAAATAAACTATGTTTTGGCTCTTTTTTTCTAAGAATTGCGGCACTTCTGCGGATGCAAACTCTGTGACTATTGGAAAATTACTCATAAATTATAGTTTCTTGTGTATCTGTGTACGAATATACGACCTCAGACTCTTGTTTTAATCTTAATATGCCTCTCTGTATAACTATTCCAGTCGTACCGCCCGAGGTTGTGGCGTTAATAATTGAATATGGATAGTCTCCGTTATTCGGCAAAGCTATTGTAGCGTTTGCAAGGTCTTGTATGCCCTCTATTAATGTAAATGATACATACCTATCATTCACGCTAGATGGTGCAGCTAAGGTCACGTCTACGGTGTACTCAGAGCTTTTAATGGTCATAGTATAATAGGGGTCGACAACCTCATTAGAGATGTTGCAATAAATATAATTGGTCGTATTTTTTTCTATTATGTGCATTTTTGAATTAAAAAAAGCCCACCACATAATGCAGTGGACTTATAAAAAAAACTATTTTTTTAAGCTGGTTGAAATGCAGTCTCAGAAGTAACTAAAGTCAAAGGCTCGGACTCCTGAGCTTGAAAAGAAAGGGAGTACCCATTTCTATCTCCTAAAGCCGTTCCAGTTCCATTGTCTCCAGCGGTTAGTCTTGCACCATTCACTTCTCCCATTAACCAATATGTTCCATTATTATCCTTGATAATTATAGAGAGCTTGGCTCTTGCTAACATTTTGACCTCATTACGCTTTGCACTGTCCATCTTATTCAAGACGTAAGTACAAGTTTGGTCAAAAAAGCTTGTTCCGTTCTGGTCATTCACGGTAGGGTTGTCATTCATTACAGAAGCAGCTCCCTGAGCGTTGGTAGTTTCGTACTTAAAGTACGCTAGACCCGTGCCAGTTATGGCAGACGCTTCACCAGTGGCGTTTTTAGCTACTGCAAAATCGGTTGGCATATTAGCAAACCAAAATTCAGCGATACCACCAGTGCTATCATTACATCCTACTGCAAAGCCAGTTGTTAGTTCACACGCCATAGATTAAACCGCTAGTGTAAATTCAACTATCTCATTAGGGTAAGCAACTTGCAAACCTCTTTTGAATTTCACTCTGTAGTAAACCTTATCGTCTTTCTTGTCGTACCACATATCAAACTCCTCTTCATCGTTTTGTAAATCAAAACCTAAGATAAAGTTCTCCTGCGTTCCTAAGAACATTCTATTTGTTCCATCAAGTCCAACAACTCCCACAAGTTTCACATTCTTACCTACTACTTTAGTAACGTAATCAGTCCACTCAGTAGCATCTACATTGAATAGATTTTTTGCATTTAAAGTATCTACATACTTGTCAAAGTTATCTTGTCCAATAAACAATACTTGGTTAAGTGCAGACTTTAATTTTGCAGGTCTTGCATTACATATATCCTTTACAAGAGTGTCAATGTTTCCACTCGCTCCTGATGTGATTGCAGTTGCAGCGGTAGCGTTTCCATCTACGGCAGTAGTTGCAGCGTCAATAGTCTTAATCAGACCATCATATCTATTGATATATACGTTTGCACTCCCAGTGTCTCCTTGCCAGTCAGCAGTCTCATTCTGCTCCATTATAGTAGAGAGTATGCTAGTAGCTATTTCAGCCTCAAAGCTCATAGACTCAGTTTCTGAGTTACCTGCTGCAAGTAGCATTTGTGTATATTTAGGAATTAAATCCTTCATACAAAAACCACTGTAATAAGTGATTTGCCCTACTGTGATATTTCTATCTGTAAAAGCTACACCTCCTGATGCTGATGGTGAACAACCGCTACCATCTTGCGGAAAGGCAGTCACTGCCAATAGGTGAATTGCGTCTGTTTTCTTAACTCCTGACTGTAGGGTAAAGTAGTCGCTTGACGTTTTCTCAAAATATAATCTAGAGATAAGGTCGGTACTGTTTTGGTTTACGTAATCCGTTAAACCTGATACATCAAAACTCATTTTTATTATTTACTTATTATTAATTGCTCTAATTACTGCTCCCATCTTAGCCGCTTTCTCGGCTCTTGTGATTGCTTTAAACTCTGTCGGCTTGCTTGCAGTAGATACTTCGCTCTTTGCGATTTCTTCCAACTCAGTGCCTACCTTTGAAAGTGTTGCTTTGAACTCTTCTTTCATTTCTTCCTTTGCTGCCACTACTGATGCAAGCTCTAATCTTAAAGCCTTGTTGTCAGCGTTTACAGTATCAAGTGATGCAGTAAAAGCCTCAGCATACTTTGCCATTGCTTTTTCTATAAGTCCGTTAAGCATTTCAGAGGTAAACTCATTGTCTACTTCTGCCTCTACTACTTCCTCACCTACTACCTCAATACTTACTACAAGACCGCCAGCAGTCTCTATAATAGTACCGTCAGATACTTCGTGAATACCATCAGGAGCAGCTACTTCACCTTCTGGCAATACTACTGTAAGAGCAGTGCCTTCGGTTAGTTCGCCTTCCCATTTTACAATCGTACCATCTACAAGCGTAGATTCACCAAAGTTCTCTTCGGTTGGCACTTCCTCAGTCTCCGCTTCTGCAAAAACTGATTTAAGCGTTTTTATCACGCTTTCTAGATTTATTTTATTCATTGTTTTAAATTTATACGGTTCTAAGTCAAACACCCCCTCAACACTAAAGCCTTTTAAAAGACCATCTTTCTTAACCTTTGCCCAAGCCTCGTCATTATCTACTTTTGCAGCGATAAACCAAGTACCATCTGCTACGTTTTCAAAACCAGAAGGAGCTGAGATACCAAGCTCGGCATCGGTTATAAATGATTGATAGATATATACACCATCAAGTATCTTAAATGAGTTGTGTTGCTCGTTAAAGTTGTTGTGCTTATTCTCCTTGAATAGCTTTTGAACGAGTGCTTTGATAGTTTCTTTTTTGAATATAGCGTAATACTCACCTCTTTCATCTCTTCGATATATAGGCAAATCGGGTATCATTGCAGCACCCATTACTATTCTCTTCTCTTCATTGATTACTTCAAACTTATGGTTTGCGAATGCTTGATAGTTCAAGCCTATGGCTGGCGTATCTACAAGGGCAATAGCTTGAAGCCCTTCGACATCTTCGCTCAGTTTAAATTCAATTAAAGGTAAGTCCACTATCTATATGTACTTAAACATTAGAATATGGGCAAATGAGGGCGGTAGCTATTGGACTACTACCGCCCTAGAGTAAATGCCTTCTACATTACTAGTCACTTTCCTTATATCTGTCTCAGTAACTATTACCTTAGTAGTTTGTTGACCCGTATCTACACTTGGATTTGCGAACCCTCTCGGTTGGTTGCCTGCGTTGTTGCCTGATAAACTTAATGGGGGTGTTGAGCTTCCTCCTCCATTAAATTGTGTTTTTGATATAGTGGCTATTTGTGCCGCCCCAGTAGCCGCCACAATCCCAGCTTCCAAAAACTGAGCTCCCGTAGCTAATTTTAAAGGGTTGCCACCTGCCGTCAATGCGTTCGCCACACCGACAGATGTAGATATTATGGCTTGGCCTATTCCAAACGCTTTATTTAATTTAAACGCTTTCCTTTGGCTTTCTTCGTCTCCTTTAGCAAACGCGGTTACCAATCCACCAAGTGCGTTTAGCGTGCTTAAAGCTAATTCTACCCTTTGAGTTTGTAGTTTTTTGTCATTGTCATTTATCCTTTTATTCTGCTCAGACGTTTCATTTATTAAATCTGCATTCGCTTTTATGTTCGCTTGTCTACTTGCTTCCTTAAATTGGTCTAGTGCTATAATCGCGTCAATCTCTGCCTGAGTGCCTGCGTTTGCCAATTCTACTATACCCTCAAGTCTTAGCATTTCATCCTGCATTCTGTTCTCCTCAAGCTCCT